GGAAGTCTGCAATATGGAACAACGCATTAAAAGATGTTTCCTATTCAAAGTGCCTAGAGCATGGACGCGAAAACAGCACTCCGCATCCGACTATGAAGCCAGTTGAAATGATTGAGAACCAACTAAAGATTTCATCAAACAATAACTCGCCCGTCCTAGACCTATTCGGCGGCTCCGGCTCCACCCTCATCGCCTGTGAGAAAACAGGCCGCAAGTGCTACATGATGGAACTCGACCCTAAATACTGCGATGTAATCATTAAGCGCTGGCAGGACTTCACAGGCAAGAAAGCAACTATGACGGGAGATACGTTCGATGACGTAGCCGCCGCAAGGGGGATCAAAATCAATGGCTAAGGGCAAGGGAAACGGCGCAGGTAGGCCAACGGTGATGACCCCGGAGGTTATCAGAAAATTAGAGGAAGCATTCGCTAACGATGCGACAGACCTAGAAGCTTGTTTTTACGCGGGGATTTCCCATGCGCCGTTTTACAAGTATCAGGAAGAACACCCTGAATTTAAAGAGCGCAAAGAGGCACTTAAGAGCCATTTGGGGTTGATTGCAAAGAACACCGTGGCCAGAAGCATCAAGAGCGGCAATGAGTTAGACGCGAAGTGGTATCTTGAGCGCAGGCGCAAGAATGAGTACTCAACCCGCAACGAGAACACGGGCGCAGATGGCAAGGATTTAAGCATTAACTGGCCGCTTCCAAGGACAGAATTAGATGAAGTACATACCCCGACAAGCATTCCTGCCGTTCCACACGAGGAGCCAGAGGTGGTCTTGCCTAGTTTGCCACCGTCGCGCAGGTAAAACTGTCGCCTGCATCATGGAGCTGCTCACACGTGCGCTTGCGTGCAAAAAGAATCGCCCTCAATTCGCCTACATTGCCCCTTTATTCGTTCAAGCCAAGCAGATTGCATGGGAATACTTGAAAGAGTATGGAGCAGACGTAATCACACATAAGAACGAATCGGAGCTATTCATTGAGCTTGGCAATGGTGCGCGTATATACCTCATGGGCGCTGACAATCCAGACAGACTTCGGGGACTATACCTCGATGGGGTAGTCTTAGACGAATTTGCCGATATGAAATCCCGGATGTTCACCGAGGTCATCCGGCCTGCGTTGGCAGATCGTAGGGGCTGGGCGGTATTCATTGGCACACCAAAGGGCGAAAATGCGTTCTTTGATATATACGAAACATCAAAGGCCGATCCCGAATGGTTTTCAATGATGTTAAAGGCCAGCGCTTCCGGCCTGTTAGACCCCAAAGAGGTCGCGGATATGCGAAAAACCATGTCAGAGGATCAGGCGGCGCAGGAGCTTGAATGTTCTTTCACGGCTTCAATTACGGGGGCAGTGTATGCCCGCTGGATATCTCAAGATAGAATAAAGCGCGGGGTATATGATCCGTCCCTGCCCGTTCATACAGCATGGGATTTAGGATATGATGACAGCACAGCCATTATATTCTGGCAGATTGCTGGGCAGGAGGTCAGGATCGTTGATTCCTACGAAAACGCGGGGCAGGCTATTATTCATTATTGCGAGGTCATTAAGGCCAAGTCCTACACATATGGGGATCACTACGTCCCGCATGATGCGGCAAATAAGCTATTAGCAGCAGGCGGCAGGTCGATTGTTCAGCAAATGCATGAACAGGGGATCAAAACGCGGATTGTAGCTGCAACCAGCCAACAAAACCAGATTGAAGCCCTGCGCGCGATACTTGGCAGAACATGGTTTGATGATGAAAAATGTAAAGACCTGCTACGCGCTCTAAGGCAATATCAGTTTGAATTTGATGAAACAAAAAACACATTCAGGAGTAAACCGATACATGATTGGTCATCTCACTATTCAGACGCTTGTGAAATCATCGGGCAAGTGGTAAAATTTGCACTGTTACCGGAAGTCAAGCCCAAGCCTAAGTTCTTTGAGAGCATGACAGCGGATGAATTGTTCTGGCCTGCCGAGCAGAATAACACAGGGATAAAGCGCATATGAAAGACATTAAACGCTCTAAGGAAGTCGCACACTGGGCAGATCAAATTGATACATACGAGCGTGATTTTTCCAAATGGGAAACGCGATCCGATAAGATTGTCAAGCGGTATGTAGATGAAAGAAGCGAAACAGATAACCGCCGTGCGCAATTCAATATTCTGTGGTCAAATGTTCAAACTCTCGCACCCGCACTATTCGCCAAAAACCCCATACCTAACATTGACCGCCGATTTGAAGATGACGACAAGCTGGGAACTATCGCTGCGCACTCATTAGAGCGTTGCACATCCTTCTTCGTAAATGAAGGGTCATTCTTCAATGTGGTTAAGCAGGCTGTACAGGATAGGCTCCTGTGCGGACGTGGAGTAGTTTGGGCGCGGTATGATGTACAGAGCGAGCAGATTACCGATGACATGCCGGAAGATTACGATGAGAAGGTATGTCTTGATTATGTGCATTGGAAAGACTTTGGCCATAGCTACGCCCAGACATGGGAGGAGCTAGACGCGGTATGGCGCAGAGTGCCGATGAGCCGTGAGGCGCTTATAAAGCGTTTCGGGGAGGAAATTGGCGAAAAAGTGCCGATGGAAAAGAGTAAGGATGATAAAACCAGCACCGACGTTAAGACGGCATGTGTTTACGAAATCTGGTGCAAAGGCAAGAAAAAGGTTTATTGGCTGCACAAAGAAATGCCCGATCTCCTTGATGAAAAGGATGACCCGCTTAAATTGCAGGACTTTTTCCCATGCCCCAAACCGATATATTCTACTCTCAGCAATGAAAGCCTGATTCCATCGCCTGATTATCTTCAATATCAGGATCAGGCCGCAGAGTTGGACAGCCTGACCGGGCGTATTAACGCTATAACCAAGGCATTGAAGGTTGCGGGCGTGTACGACAAGGCCGCGCAGGGCGTGGAGCGTCTGTTATCAGAGGGCGTCGAGAATAAATTAATCCCAGTAGAGCAGTGGGCGGTATTTGCTGAAAAGGGCGGCCTAGCTGGTGTTGTATCGTTTATGCCAGTCAAGGAAATTTCTGATGTGCTTATATCGCTATATGACGCTCGGGATAGGGTCAAGCAAGACCTTTACGAGATTACAGGAATATCTGATATTATTCGCGGCGCAACAAACGCGAATGAAACTGCCACGGCGCAGCAGATTAAAGGTCAATTCGCCACGCTTCGACTCGACTCAATGCAGGGGGATGTTGCAAGATTCACCCGCGATTTAGTCAAGATCATTGCCGAGCTAATTGCAGAGCATTTCAGTGCGGAAACAATAGCCAAAATATCGGCTGTAACCCTTGACGAGCAGGATCAGGCCAACGGCATAACGTGGGAGGCGATCAAGGCGTTGTTGTCGGACGATATGATGCGCACGTTCCGAGTATCCATTGAAACGGACAGCACAATCAAAGCCGATCAGGATGCGGAGAGGCAAGCGCGTGTTGAGTTTCTTACCTCTGCCGGGTCGTTTATCCAGCAGGCCGTGCAGGTTCCTAACCCTGAGCTTTATCCATTGTTGATGGAAATGCTGCTCTTCGGCGTGAAGGGCTTCAAGGTATCCCGTGAGATTGAAGGGGCTTTTGATAAGGCGATGGCAAAGATTAAAGAGGCGCAGGAAAATCCACAGCCTCCACAACCAAGCCCTGAAGAACAAAAAATGCAAGCGGAGTTACAATTGAGGGGGCAGGAAATGCAGATGAAGGGGCAGGAATTACAACAGGCCGCCCAAATAAAACAACAGGAATTGGCGCAATCTGTACAGGCAGATCAGGCCAAGCTTGCACAACAAGCCGAAATTGAGAAAATGAGGGCAGAATACCAGCTTGAGATTGAAAAGATGAAGCTGGCTCAGACGGCGGAGATTGAAAAATTCAAAATTACAACGCAGGGGCAGTTAGAGCAATTCAAGGCGCAAAATCAATTAGACCTTGAGGACAGAAAAGTTAAATCGCAGGAAAGGTTGGCGCGTGTTAAGGCGCGGCCCGGAACCCCGGAGGCGATGATTGAAATGGACAGTCTTGGAATAGGGTTGGGCGATGTTGAAAAAACAAAGCTTGATGTGATTGCAGAAAAGATGGAAGATCAAACACAATCTTTGGCAGCAAGCATTGAAATGCTTGGCGTGATTCTTCAGGAAACGCGACGGGTTAAGAATGTGGCTGTTATCCGTGATAG